CTGGAGATGAGGGTACGGTTGCTCAGTTCGAAGCCAATAAGCCATTCCGTGATGAAATGGCACAGAGAGTTGATGAGTTCAATCGCTCGAATGCGGTACAAGGTGATTTGTTTGAAGAACCGGCGCAACGATCCTTTGATGATCGTGGTCCGGAACCGGCCCCGCGTACATTGAGTCGTGATGAGTTTGATCAGACTATGGAGAATCTGGCTGGTACCGAAGGTACTCGCTTTGAACTTCCCATGGATCGGGATGCTGCTTATGACAAATATCTGGACACCGTATCAGATAAACAAGGTGGATTGTTTGATCGCCCAACCATTGCTAAGAACTTTGCTGATTCTATTAATGAAGCGATTCTTGAGCGTAAGGTTGCAGATCATCCAGTAGTCAAAGCAGCACAGAATCGCGTTGATCAACTTCAAGCACAGCTCGATCAGATGACAGCCAATAATAAGTCCACTCGAAATATTGAGGGATTGTTGGCATCGGCTACCGACACTCTAACCAAAGCGACCTCAAATATTAAGAAGTTCTTCAGTGATACGGTACCTAGGAGCGAGGCTAAGGATGGAATCACCTATCTGAATGCTGGCATTCGTCCGCCTGATTGGTTGTTGAATGGTATTGGAAAGATGCTCAAAGCTTTCCATGGAGTCGTATTCCGTCAACTTGGAAAAGTCATTAATCGACCGAAGAATCTCGATTCCTTTGGAAATATCGTTCGCGAAGGAATTGCAAATAAGGTTAATGATCTGGCTAATAAGAAGTGGGAATCGGAACGGAATCAGAATGCCGTAAACCAACTTCAGGAGAAATCCCCTCTGGGAAAGTTCGAAGGAATCCGCGAATGGATTCCAAACGACCGTCCGTACGAAGAAGTAAAGGCAGACTTTCAAAACGCTCCTGATATGGATGCGGGATGGCTAACTAAGAATTGGGTAGCACAAGGTGCTCAATGGATGAGTGCCATCTCAAAGAACCCAATTGTTCGTTGGGCCTATACCCACATTGATAATGCCGTTAAGCAAACGGATCGTCAGATCTCGGATATGCTCACAGGCAATCAAGGACTTCGTGCCAAGATGCGAGCAATGTCAGATGTGGAGAAAGGCGAGATCCATGCTCTGATGGATATGAATGAAGGAGAAAGAGTCTTTACGGATGGTGAACTCCGTAGGCAGGGATTTAACGATAAGCAGATCGATTACTATAAAGCTCATCAAGATACGATGAAGAAGGTATTGGATATGGTAAATACCTCCCGTCGGAATATCGGTATGGAACCAATTGATCCACGTATCGCGTATATGACTTCGAGGTTTATGGGAGATTTCCGAAGCCTTGTGTACCAGAAAGGCACAGGCCGAATTGTCGGCTTCGTTGGTCATAACACGCGTATTGGTGTGAATGCCATAAAGCGGCGGCTTGAAGAAGCCAATCCCGGTAAGTACGATTTTGAAAAGACGACACTGAATAGGTTCGACCGAAACAATCCTCAAAATATGTTTCAGGGTTACATGAATGCTCTGGATATGTTGTCGAAGACTGACTCCGATGTTGCTGCGATTGTCGAATCATATCGTTCATACCTTGCAGGAGATGCTGCCAAGATGCTTGGGGCTCTGAAACATGCAAAGGATAAGGATGGTATTTTTGGGGCGGAGGGCAAAAAGGCATGGGAATCTCAAAAGGTAAACGCCGTAAAGGGAATGCAATCCCAACTGAAGTACGCCGAGAACATGATCCGCTGGAGCAACATGCAAGATGCAGCGAAACAAGTTCGGGACATGCTTCAAGATCCAGATGTGAACAAACCGAATGCGAAGCAGTTTACGGAAGATTATTTGAACAATGCTTTGGGGCATACCCGAACGTCGTTCAACGATGCTGCTACGGGACTGCTCAATGGCGTGGCGAAAGCGACGGGTATTGGTCCGTCGATCTGGCGAGGAATGAATAATGCCCAGAAGGGCTTCTTGCTCCAACTGTGGCTCGGATTCTTCCGTATTCCGCACTCGTTGCTTACCCTGACTCAGTTCTTTCAGAGCAATCCTGCAATGGCTAGAATGGTCAAAGCACGTGGGATTAATGATGCTTCGTTCTGGGGTAATACTCTGAAGGGTCTATCCACAGCTAACAAACTGATGTTTGATGCAATGGGTAAGGGTGGAAACCTGAGTCCTATTGACAAAGCCATCAAAGACTACAACCAGAAGAATGGAGTATTTAATGTCAACCTGAAGTCACATCTGGAAGACATCAATAGTGGTAACTTCAAACGAGGATTTAGTCATCTAGCCGAAGCGAACATCATTTACCCGGAACTCGCTCTGCGTAGTGTAACTTTCTCCACCTGGGTACACGCGTTGAATGATGCGGGTATGCCACTCAAGGAAGCCCTCGGAACTGCAGAGAACTTCACTCGTGGCGCTCTGGTAGATTACCGTCCTATTGAACGTCCCTTGATCTATGGCAAAATGGGTTTTATGGGTGATATAGCGAGTACTCTCACTCGATTCAAACAGAATCAGCTTAGCCAGCACTTCTACTTTGGTAAAAGTGCTATCAAAGATCACGAACTGACTCCCCTCTTGGCACTTGGGGCCAGCAGTATAGCTTTTGCTGGGATGACAGGTCTTATGGGCTTCGAGGTGGCTAACGAGCTTTATCACGCCTTCACGAAGTATGCAATAGGGAAACCAGATACGCTCAAGGCTGTAGCCCTCCGGAATCTTCCCGATTGGGCAAACTATGGTATTATGGATCAACTCGGTATCAATATGCAAGGGTCGTATTCCAACGCAGAAACAATTCCGAATAATCCGTGGGCGGCAATGTTCCCGACGGGAAGTACGATTGCCGGTATGGGTCAGACGTTGTTTGACTTGGCTCGATACCATGATCTATCAACGGCGAAACGAGCGTTGTATGATTTCTCCCCAACGTCGGCCAAGGGTCTGGAAGAAGCGACAATGTTCTCAAAGGATACTCCTCAAGGACAGGATTTCTATAATCCACACACACAACAACTTCAAGCACATCGTACGAATGCTGATGTAGCTAAACGCCTATTGGCATTCCACCCTGCCGATGAAGCACGAGACAGGGATGTAGCGTTTGAAGCTCAACGTAAAGAGCAGGATTATGAAGATCTTCGTGGATACACAATGAAGAAGCTTACCGACATCATGAGTCAACGTGAACCTACTCCGCAAGAGATGCAAGCAGCGGCAAAGGAATACATGGGTTATCGTGGTACCCCGGAAGGCTTTACAAAGGATCTAACGACCTTCATGCGTAATCGCAAGATTGACACCATCCAACGTTCTATCGGTGTTAATCCGAACTCGATGACTGGTGCTTACAATGCTCGTACAGTGATTGAAATGAATAAAGGAAAGACTAAATAATGTTAACCTTCGCAATCGATATGACCTTCGTCTTCAAATGGGAAGGCGGATATGTCAACGATCCCAATGATCCGGGTGGTGAGACTAACTATGGTATCAGCAAACGTTCATACCCTAAAGTTGATATCAAGAATCTAACCAAACAAGCTGCTCAAGAAATCTATCAACGTGACTACTGGAATAGTATTGATGGAGATAGCCTCGAACCAAAGCTCGCCTGTGCAGCCCTTGACACTGCAATTAACATGGGTGTGTCGAGAGCTATCCAGTTCATTGAACAATCGGGTAAAGATTGGAAACAGTTGATCCAACTCCGAAAGGATTATTATACCAATCTGGCGAAAGCTCGACCAACTATGAATAAATATCTGAAGGGTTGGCTCAACCGAGTTAACGATCTACAGAAGTTCATTGAGGCTAACGCCGAATAAACAAAACCCCGCCTTGAGCGGGGTTCTTTTTTTACAGAATCTCACATACACCACTTGAGCACGCATACTCCTGTGCACCCTGTGTGGTATCTTCATCCTGCTCGTAATTATCAAACTCTAGCCAATCCACCTTCGGGAAGGCATCTCGGAGCTTCGAGTACTCTTCAGCACTGATATCCTGGTACGGGGCTTGCTTGTAAACATGCTCCGAGTGAGGAAGGAAAGATACCCCTCCGATATCATCCAAGTTCTTATATACCCAAGCACCAACATCCATCCACTCATGTTCTTTTACGTAAACAGTAATGGAAGGATTATGCTCACACCAATGACGCTTGAAAGTAAGATAATGCTCAAGCTGCTCAAGCGCACTCCGATCACTGCGAACAATACTGAAATCAGGAGAGGCAACAGGAAAGCTAAAGAC